CTACGATAACCGCGCATTCAACATAGCTACCTGTTCGTCGTTCATGTCATCAATCCACATACCGTAAATTTCATACACCATCTGCGCAGTTTCATGCCCCATCTGGCTGGCTATAAATGCCGGGTTCGCTCCTGCCGTCAACAGCCAGCAGGCAAAAGTATGTCGCGTATGGTACGGATTACGGCGGCGAATACCAGCACGTTTTACTGCTGCATTCCATCTCGCACCCAAACTGCTTACCGAGTAATAAGGTTTCTGTTTTCCGTTACACATCCTGGGCATGAAAACAAAATGCAGTTTTTGCTTTTCGGTTCTGCCGTACTCCCGATGATAAAAAGTGATTTCGCTTTTGCGATGATGCCCGGTCAGTTTGTATTGCTCCTTCAGTGCTTCAAGAGCTGGCTGTAGTAATGTTACCGTCCGGATCCCGGCATTTGTTTTTGGGGGACCGAACATATCAAGTATCGTCAGGTTTCTTCTGACATTCACAATTCCCTTCTCGAAATCCACATCCTCCCACGCCAGAGCTGCCAGTTCCCCGTGACGAAGCCCGGAGTAAACGGCAAATTTCCACAAGTTTTGGCTCTGTCCTTTTTCACTTTCCATTAATGCATTGAATTCTGTTTTAGATAACGGGTCAGGCTTTATTCTGTTTCGCTGTAATTTTTTTACTCCTTCAAATGGTTTGGTTGATATAAATCCCGACTGATACGCAAAACGTAACAGCGAACAGAGCAGGGCGATATAGTTATCAACTGTGCGCACGGTTCTTCCTTTTTTGTTGGATCTTGGATTATCCAGGTAAAGCGTTTCTCCATGCAGCAGTTCATTCCGGTAGTTTAAGATATCGCTATAACGAATATATGATATCGGGGTACTTTCACAAATTATTATTCTGAGTGTTTTTAATTGTGATTTCGTTTTCTTCATTGTGTTTGTTGTTAACTCTGTCTCTTTAATTTTTGTCCAGATATCACAAAGCTCCCCGAACGTTTTTATGACTCTCGTTGTCACCATTTTTGCCCCAGTGCTGGACTGGGGAAAACGTCTTAAATACTCAAATTCACCGGAGTTTATTTCATGAACTATCAGCGCTCTTAAATTTCCGGCTTTTTTAATATTACTGTTTGTAATCTCCCAGCCTTTTAATGTTTCCCGACATCGTTTTCCTCGAAACATGAACCAGATGCGAATGTTTCTACCTCTAATCTCGACACCTGTTGGTAATTTAGACATATCATGAGTCTTTGATAAACTGATTTATCTTTGGATAGTTGTACCAGATAATCCCTCGTTTGCTGTCTGGCTTACCTAAAGGAGATACTCGTTTGAAGTGGAAGCCCTCCACCCAACAGTTCTGGCGGTATGCTTCAATTTGTCTGGCCCCCAGACCAGTGCGAAGCATCAGGCCGTATTCAACCATCCACTCTTCATTAAAGATTACTTGTGCCATCGCATCACCTCTGGCAGGCGCCAATGTTAGACTGAAATTGACGCCTGATGTTGATTATTAATAATCAGCTATGAAGTTTTAATTTGAATACAATGCAATTCACGAGGACTGAAGTTTCTCGCAATTAAAATTTATCAGTTTTACTTTCTGCTCTCTGGAAACGCCTGCTTCTTTTTTACCTGAGAGCATTTTTTCGCATTCTGATTTCGTTAGTTTAGATTTTGAATATCTTGTCCAGTTAGTAGGAGTGCCACCTTCCTTTTCAATTGTAGCGGTAATTTTATACATGAACGCCTCCATTAATATTTTCAGTGGTTCGTTTATTCCATCTTTCGAGCGCTTCTTTTTCACTTCCACCATAGCCAGTTCGGGATTCGCATCCGTTGCATTTTGCCCGGTAATATCCTGAAATGTCTTTCACCGTTACTGATGGACAACCACAAAACGGACATGGTTTAACATCGTCATATCTCAAAGTTTTTGTCATAAAAACTATCTCACGTTGGCGGTGCATTACACCGCCAGGCTGGATTATTCTTCTGGATTATCGATTACACTGTATTCCCCGGCTATAACCGATATGTCGTCTGGATTAATTGTTTCCACCTCTTTTCCATCCATCGATACTGCACGCTGGATTTCAATAGATACCGGCAGATACTTGAACAGTTTTCGTATCACTGTCTTTTTGGCCATGTCTTCAAAGTGTTCATCCCAGATGGACGACGCCCCTTTTGACGCTGCGTTTTTTGCCGCCTTGCTGTGTGTGTCGCGAACTTTTTCTACTTGTTTGCGGGTCATGACTTCAAACTGCACTCCTCCGTCTTTCAGTTTTGCAACAGCATAGACATGGGTTATAGGGGCATCTTCGTTTTCACCGGGACGATGAACCAGTTTTTCATCAAGGCCAAGTTCATAGCTGAATTCATCACATTCACGGACAACACGAGCTGACAGACTGATGATTTGACCTGATCGACGGGCAAGGTCGATCATGCCGCGATAACCGATGATCAGCTGTACGTTCTTCTTACCGTTTTTTGCTTTTCCGTTGCCGAACGGTAGCAGATATGCATGACCGAGGGCGCTACCTGGCTCAAGTCCGAGCTGTGAACACTGTACGATGGCACCGATAAAACTCGTCGAGTCACAGTTTCTTAGTTCCGGTACTTTACGGATTTCTGTTGTAGCAATGCGGATCATGCGTTCCGCTGTCATGTGACGTGGCAGAGCTGCTGCCAGTTGCGCTTTCATTGCCGGGCTGTTAATCACGCACAGCACATCCTTATCGTTAACTGCTGCTGGTGCACGGTTTCCCTGAGTTTTTTGCAGATCGGCTTTTGCGATAGGTGGTTGCTTAGTCATTTGCATACTCCTTAGCCCAGCGGGGCAGTGATAACGTCTTAATAGCTGGCCATTCATCGGTATTTAGGCAGTCAGCCAGGGTCCGCAGATTGCGGTGATATTCCTGCTGGCCTGCCAGTTTTGCTTCTTCGCCCATCATGAAAATCTCAACCGGATAACGTCCGCATTCAACAGTTGTGCTGGCAACCAGAAAAACGAAAGTTGGCTGCACACCAAACTGTGCTTCATAACCGTCACTGTAGAATGCATCCTGAACGTGATAGCGGTAGTCGTAATAAGACGTTTTGAATCGTTGAATATCCGCTGTGGTTTTCACGTCCATGATCCAGTGAAATTCAGGAATAATTTTGTCCGGACGGCACCGACACAAAATTCCTGTTTCCGGATCTTCCCAGTAAATTGATGATTCAGCGTGTCCGGCGCTTTCAACAAGCCATTGCCCCAGCGGCAAAGCCATAACGCTTTGATACATGAGTTCAATTTTCCGGCCTTCTTCCGCAGTGATAACCGTTTTTCCTGTGCTTGCGCATTCCATCAGAAACGCTTTCTCTTCTTCTTTTCCGGCGTTTGTACGGCGGTTAAATTCAGGTGCTACGATAAAGCGGTTACTAAATTCTTCCGGTTCAAGTACCCGGCAGTGGAAAGCGGTTCCTAAATCGAGCGTTTTTGTCTTTGTAGTGTCCACGGGGGCATTTTTACGCCACAAATACAGTGCCGGAGTATCAGCAATGTCATCGAGCTGAGACTTACTGACACCGGGACCCGCGTGGTAATTCTCATTCGAAATTCCGTAATAAATACCGGGCTCTATGTCTTCTACGATTACGGGATCTGCGACTTCGCCAGTTTCATCACTGCAATCGCGATGCGGATCGCTGCCAGCATTCTCATTGTGCGGATGTTCAGCGCCTTCCATTTCCTCCGGATCTTTTTCCTTAGCTTCAACCTGATTCTCTTCACCGAATGTTTCCTGGTATGTTGCGTCGCCCATCACCGCACCACAGTCAGGGCAGTTATCCCCGCCAGTCTGACCGCAGGCATTGCAGACTATTTCCTGTTCCTGTTGCACTACTGGCTCAGGTTGTTTCGCATCCGGGCTGATTATTTCCGTTTCTGGCTGGTTCTGGTACACAGAATCGCGAGTCTGGATCCCCTTTACCCATTTCGGATCGTTCGGGTCGCTAATTCCGTCAACAAATTCACCACGTGATGCAGCAAGCAATTTATCGGCATCGACAGGATCTTTTGATGGAATGTTTTTTCGGGCTTCATGGAGTTCTGCCCGCAGTTCCTGATATTTCGCATCAACAGAATTTACCTGTGACTGAGCATCCAGCGGCTGCGTGTCCTGATGATGTTCAGTTGCGTCCGGTTCCATTGTTTCAGCCTCTCCCTGTTCAACTGCCGTTGTTCCAGATGGTTGCGGTTTTTCTTCATCATCCTGTTTTCCTTCTTCTGTTACTCGCTGCGGCATCGGGGCAGAGGAGCGACCGCAGGCAATATCCACGATTTCCGGATCAGGGTTGGCATGATCGGTTTCAGTCAGTACTTTGTTCAGATATTCAGTGACGTGCGCGGGGATGACCTCGATCCCAATTGGTGCTTCTTTTACGGACGCAACCACGATGGCGCGGGAATAATCCAGCCCGCCAGGCATGGTGATGAATTTGTCGCGGAAAACAGAAAAGGGCGGTTTATTTTCAGCGATAATTTCCTCAATGCGTTTAGCGTGTGCCGGATGAAGGTTATAGATGTCCAGATCCATTGAACGGGCCAGTACGCCAGTGGCTACGTCGCGCGCCAGTGACGTCAGATCGTGTACGAAACCTTCGCCGCGATCGGTGAGGTTTCCGCCGCCAGCATTAGCACCGGAAGCCGTGCGAGTGATGTGTGAAACACGATTACCCTTCATCCACTCTTTTGTCAGCAGTCCTCGATCGGTGTAGTCAGCGTTCAGGTATGCTTCGAAAAAAGCAGTTATCAGTCCCAGGTTTGAATTACCAGGATTAGGGAAAACTTTGTCAGTGTCACGAACCAGTTTGTGGAGTTCGCGAATTTCCAGCGGGTCGAGCAGGCTGGTTTTGTGGGAAACAGCCAGGGCAGTAACAGCCGGTAGTTCTTCAGCCCGAGCAATGTGTAATGCCTGGAGTCCGTCGCGTGAAACGTGCGTTACCGGTTTTTCGCTGCCGTGTTGAGCAAGCCAACGAATGGGCAGTTCCTGGCCAGAAATTGGGAGTAGCATATTCTCCTCAATCTCAGTCATGTCTTCGCCGTTGACGTTGGTATTGCCTTGATAGTGAGCGTTGTCTGGTGCTGCTCCCGGTTTTAGTTCCCATGTCATGGAGTCTTTGCTGAGTTGATAGCGTTCACTCCAGGTAAAATCGATCTCACCTTCAGCGGGCAGGTCATTAACGACAGGAAAATTCGTGGCAACAGCTTTAAAATAGCTGCTCAGTTTTTTACCTGACTTAACGATCAGGTAGTCCAGAGTGGCACAGGTCGATTCAAAATCGTTGCTTGCCCACAGGACGACGTCAGGTTCACCGGATGATTTTTTCGCTTTCCGTAACAGGAAGAGTGGTTTTGTGCTCATTGTTTTTTAACCTCAACTCAGATTAAAATTCGTTTTGTTCAGTGAATGATCTTGCCGGATACACACTGTTCATAGCCTGCGCCATACGCAGGCTATTTCTTTCAGATTTCACCTTTTAATTTCATTGCAATTAGAGTTGCCAGAAATTCGGCTTTTTTTTCTGCGGGCAGATTCTTTCCGATATGCACCAGGCACATTTTTTTGACACCTTCATCAAGTGTTTTTACGTTGCCTGATGGACCATCGATATCAACCACAGTGAATGGGGTTTCTTTATTTTCTGTTTTAATTACGTAGCCAATGCGCTTTCCTTCCAGATTCACCTCGTGAACAATGTCATCGGTAGTTACAACAGTGGCTTCATAATTGGTAATCATGTTTTTCTCCTTAATTAAGGTTGAGCGAATACCTGCCATTTCTGGCATAAATTCAGTTTCGAATAGTCAATTAATTAAAGTTCATGTGCCATCTGGTCTTTTTCGGCACAAGCTTCACTGCAATATTTTCTCGGTTCGTCTTTTGATAAAACCCCGTGCATGAAGTGAAGCATTCTTTCAATAGCTTTGCTTTCTTCAACGTCTTTTTTGCAAAGGTGGTAAGCACATTTTATTTTCTTAGTCATCACCATGACTCCGCCTTTACAGGTAAACCATCACGACCGAGGAAGACTTTAATCATGCGGTCAGTAATGCATGTTTTTGTGGTCAGGTTACGAATATATAGTTTTCGCTTTTTAATATTGTTTGCCGAGGCAATATATGTCCGGCCTTCATGAAGAACATAATCGCCAGGAGTCACACACTGACGTGGTATTTCATCAGTTCCGAAGTGATGTGCAATCATAATTATCTCCATTTTTACAAATGAACTTTGTTGATGCGGTGCCTGGTGCCTCCAGGTGACTGCAACCAGTTAACAATTACAGTCGGCTTTCCCACCCAAACCAATAAGGACTAACATGACTTTTAACTGTGCCACGTGCGCTTAGCCGCATTCACCGCATCACAAAATTCACTTTAAAAAGGGCGGACATCAGCCGAACTTCAAGAAAAAAACTGATGCCGCCAGGACTACACACAGCAATGTCGTTATTCACAACCGGAGGCGCACTCCCACCATTTATATTTAACAGACAAGACCGACTCTTTATGGATATCGGAAATGCGCCTTCGTGTTGTGCCCGGTTTTATTTCACCACCTCCGGGCTTCGGTGGTCTCGGCTATACCCCTACAGCGAGAGCTTGTGTTAACATTTCAATACCCTTACAGTCGAGAGTTATTGAAATGTTGGATGTATTTACTCCATTGTTGAAACTTTTTGCTAAAGAGCCACATCGAAAGACTTATGTACACGATTATCATTTTTGGCCTCACTCTCTGGCTGATACCGAAAGAGTTTGCTGTCGTATTTAATGCTTATACTGAAATAACCTGGCTCTTTCAGATTATAGTTTTTGCCTTTTCTTTCGTGGTTGCCATTTCCTTCTCAAGATTGCGAGCACATATTCAAAAACATTATTCATTGCTACCAGAGCAACGAGTATTGCTTCGTTTATCTGAGAAAGAAATCGCTGTATTTAAAGATTTCCTTAAAACAGGAAATCTTATTATCACTTCTCCTTGCCGTAACCCGGTTATGAAAAAATTAGAACGGAAGGGCATCATTCAACATCAGAGTGATGGCGCAAACTGTTCTTATTATCTCGTCACCGAAAAATACTCCCACTTTATGAAGTTATTCTGGAACAGTAGGAGCAGACGTTTTAATCGTTAGCTTACTGTGTACTTCTCCAACCAGCGACGCGCGCCAACTTCGGTTTTAAACGTTTTGCTTTTGGTATACGTCATGGCGGTGAACGTTCCATCCTGGTTGGGGAACACGCCACACACCAGGGATTCGTTGTTGCTAAGATCGATAGTATCCATGTTGACCTCATTTTCCCTTAACGCTGGGGGAATTGGCTTCATAGTTGCTCCGTATCGTGGAGCCTACGACCTGCTTTTAACCACATCAGGTGAGGTGATATCCTTACAAATGGTAATTTGCTGTAAGGATATTAATTATGGATATTAAATTTCGCTGTCCTCATTGCCGATCTCGCTACATTGAGATCGATGAGCACTCTGGCTCTGACAATGATCGTTTTATCTGCGGTGATTGTTTTGCGGAAATCAAAGATTCTGATTTCAGTGAACACTTTAATAAAACAATCAATAAAATCATCCGGACAGTTAAAAACCGCAGGAACAAGTAGTTTGTATAACTTCTCAATCTGATGTCTCAGGGGGCTGGTATCTATTTTTAACACCAGTCCCTGCTTTTCATCTGCGATCATCTTCGTATCCCCTTAACGCCGGGTGGCGGAACTGTTTGCTGAGAACACCGTGCGGTGTTTTGATGGGATGTAATTTAGTTTTCTCATTGTTTTTGGTCAAGTGTTTTTGATGAGAAAACTCAATATTTGACTCAAGATAAAGCCAATACATTGAAATGTAAGGCTTTAAAAATTTGTGATGGGGTGATTATTGATGTTTGTTACGCTTGCGAGCTTCTAATAGCTCAGTAAATAGGCGATTAAAATTCTCAACTCGAGCGCTGAGTTCACTGATTTGTGCTTGTTGTTCGGATTTTGGAAGTGCGCGATACAGTCGCAACATCTCCAGTTCATCTTCCGATAAGTCTAAGGGGCTATTGAGTGAAACTGGGGCATCCGGAGTTTTATCCTCATCACCGAACAGTATCCAGGTCGGTGAGCATTGTAATACCTCGGCGAGTCTATGCAAATTTTGCCCACGCGGGGCTGTATGGTCACTTTCCCATAATGAAATTGATGAGCCAGAAACGCCAGCAGCTTTGCTTAAACCACTTTGACTTAAGCCTACCTGCTTGCGTCTTTCTCTAATTCGTTGACCTAAAGTTTTCTCGTTCATATTTAGATATCTTAATAACCCTTGACTTGAGATTCCTTGAGTGATTAACATTGAGAAAACTCAATATTGGAGGTGCAATGTTTAAATCAGACGTAATTAATTATTACGGCACGAAAGCCAAAGTGGCGAAAGCTGCTGGCGTTGATCCATCTGCTGTTTCTCAATGGGGGGAACTGGTTCCTGAAGGCCGCGCGATGCGTCTGCAAGAGGCATCTGGCGGGGAGCTTCAGTACGACTCAAATATCTATGACAAATATCGTAAGGCAAAGCGGGCGGGTAAGGGTATTCATGAAAATCAGGCATGAGCACATTGAATCAGTGTTGTTAGCTCTGGCTGCCGAAAAAGGTCAGGCGTGGGTTGCCAACGCAATTACTGAAGAATATTTGCGCCAGGGGGAGAGTGAATTAGCCCTGGCTCCAGGCAAGGACTGGAACAATCAGCAAAACATCTATCACCGCTGGTTAAAAGGTGAAACAAAGGCGCAAAGGGAAAAAATCCAGAAGTTGATTCCTGCAATCCTGGCAATTCTTCCGCGCGAACTGCGACACCGCCTCAGCGTTTTTGACACCCTGGAACGTCGCGCATTACTGGCGGCTCAGGAAGCGCTGAATACGGCAATTGATGCGCATGATGATGCAGTCCAGGCCGTTTACCGGAAAGCGCATTTCAGCCGCGGCGGATCATCCGGCGATTCTGTCGTAGTGCATTGATTGAAATTAATCGTGCCGGAGCGTTTTGTTCGGTATCAGTTAAATGTAACGCTGCGAGCGTTACAAGGTGAAAACAATATGGCTTCAAACTGGATAAAGCTCGAAGTTATTACGCCGGATAAACCGGAAATATTCAGGATTGCTGAGATTCTTAATATTGATCCAGATGCCGCATTAGGGAAGGTCATTCGATTCTGGGCATGGGCGGATCAACAAATGATTGATGGTAACGCAGAGTGTAACGCTCGAGGTGTTACAAAAAGTGCAATAGACCGTATCACTTTTATGGCTGGTTTTGCTGATGCGTTAATTCAGGTTGGATGGCTGGTCGAAAGTGATGGAGTGCTTTCACTACCTAACTTTGAGCGTCATAACGGAAAAAGCTCGAAAAAACGGGCGGTTACAAACGAGAGAGTTACAAAAATACGCGAACTGAAGCGAAAAGGTAACGCTGCCAGCGTTACACAAACGGATCAAAAAGCGTTACCAGAGGAAGAGGAAGAGGAAGAGGAAGATAAAAATACTGATCTCCCCCTAAATCCCCCTCGGCAAAAACGAGCGTCTAAAAAATTCGAGCCGGAGGCCATTGCTCTGCCCGACTGGTTGCCAGAAACACTCTGGAATGAGTGGGTCCAGTTCAGGCAGGCATTGCGAAAACCGATTCGAACGGAGCAGGGCGCTAACGGGGCGATACGGGAACTGGAAAAATTCCGCCAGCAGGGTTTTACCCCTGAGCAGGTGATTCGACACAGCATCGCCAATGAATACCAGGGCTTGTTCGCGCCGAAAGGTGTTCGGCCTGAGACGTTGCTCCGACAGGTTAACACCGTCTCGTTGCCGGACAGTGCGATCCCGCCAGGCTTCAGGGGGTAACTGACCATGAAAAATATTGCGACAGGCGGCGTTCTGGAACGTATCCGCAGACTGGCCCCGTCACATGTAACCGCGCCATTCAGGACGGTGGCGGAGTGGCGCGAGTGGCAACTTGCAGAAGGCCAGAAACGTTGCGAGGAGATCAATCGCCAGAATCGTCAGTTGCGGGTGGAAAAAATTCTGAATCGCTCCGGCATCCAGCCGTTGCACCGCAAATGCTCGTTTTCGAATTACCAGGTGCAGAACGACGGCCAGCGATACGCGTTGAGCCAGGCGAAATCCATCGCCGATGAACTGATGGTCGGGTGTACAAATTTTGCGTTCAGCGGAAAACCTGGTACCGGAAAAAACCATCTGGCGGCGGCTATCGGGAATCGCCTGCTGAAAAACGGTCAGACAGTGATTGTGGTTACCGTGGCTGATGTTATGAGTGCTCTACACGCCAGCTATGACGACGGGCAATCAGGCGAAAAATTTTTGCGGGAACTGTGCGAAGTGGATCTGCTGGTTCTTGATGAAATTGGCATTCAGTGCGAGACAAAAAACGAGCAGGTGGTACTGCACCAGATTGTTGATCGCCGGACAGCGTCGATCCGCAGCGTGGGGATGCTGACAAACCTGAACTATGAGGCCATGAAAACATTGCTCGGCGAGAGGATTATGGATCGGATGACCATGAACGGCGGGCGATGGGTGAATTTTAACTGGGAGAGCTGGCGCCCGAATGTTGGTCAGCCAGGAATTGAGAAGCAATTTTTACCGGGAGGAAATTTTAATGGAGACCGTTTTTGACGCACTGAAAGCAATGGGAAAAGCCTCTTCCCAGGAAGTGGCAGCACGTCTGGGAATGACCCGGGATGAGGCGATTAACGAGCTGTGGAAACTGAAGCGTCGCGGGGAAGCTGATAACAAGGGCCCGATGTGGTGGTTGACTCAAACCGACGAAAACGCATCTGTGGCACAGGCTTCTAAAGTGACAGCGCAAATGCTGATCGAGGCGATTGAACAGCATGGCCCTAAAGCGGCTGATGAACTTGCACTGATATTCAGAATTACTTCCCGCAGGGTGAACTCATCGCTGGCTATGGCCATCAGCAAAGGTCGTCTGATTCGCGTAAATCAGAACGGTAAATTTCATTACTGCCTGCCGGACGGTAATTTACCAGCAGAGCCGAAAGTTGTATCGGTAGTTAAAACACCTGGTAAAGGCTTTCCTCAGCCAGCCGGTGTTGCGTTACCAGTACAGGAAGCGGCAACACAGGAAGAAATTAAAACAGATACTGTGGGGGACATTGTGCAGTCACTACCATCGTTCACTGAAACGCGAGCCAATGACCTGATTTTACCATCGCTGCAAATGGCAAACCGCGAACTGCGCCGGGCGAAAAGTCATGTCCAGAAGTGGGAGCGAGTCTGCGCCGCGCTGCGTGAGCTGAACAAGCACCAGGACATTGTCCGTCAGATTGTCGATTCCTCCAGTCGTATTGTGTCGGAAAAGTGATTCCAGGGGAGGGCTTATGGCAAAAGTATTAACACAGGAAGAGCGAGAAAAAATTAAAGGGCAGATTGTTGATCTCGTACGCCAGAGCGGGCGAGAGACGTTACGACAACTGGAAGCTAAAACAGGGGCAACCAGATATCTGATAAGTATTCTCGCCAAAGAGCTGGTTTCGAGTGGTGACGTATACAACTCTGGCTATGGGTTATTTCCGTCTGAGCAGGCACGTCAAGACTGGCAAAACGCCCGCAAAAAACTCTCGAGGGCAAAGTCGAAGGAACCGGTTATGGTTGATCCTGACCTTATCTGGTCATTACCAGACGGAGAAATACGCCGCTACGACAGGTGTCAGAACATAATTTGTCGCGAGTGCCGGAAGAGTGAAGTTATGCAGCGTGTATTAGCATTTTATCAGGGGAATGTTGGTATTTATTGAAGTGACGAGATTAAAGACCACTAATTCATATGTGAATTGACAGTTTCATGGCACAGGATACGGCTAGCGTGGTTGTCTGTTTTGTGCCAGGGGCGGACCTTAAGCTTCAGTAATTTGATTAGCACAATCCCTATGATAAACATGCAGTTGCAGTGTTGCTCATGTAAGGCGCGTAATTTCAATAGGACATCCAAACGTTAGTCGGAAAAAGCCGACTAAAAAAACTGAGTGGACAAGTAGTGTCCATTTAATTAATGCCATTTTGAGGGTATTGTTAACCGTGTGCATAATGTTCTGATTTATAATACAAAGAGCCTTATCATGTTAAGCCATTCCGATGTACATCAAACCATGATTACAAGAGAAATTATGACACCGCCAACCAAAATTGATACTTCAAGTCTACTTACCATACTGGGCGTTATTGCTGCCGTATGGGCCCTTATTACTCCAAACGCTCGACTACGTTTGAGGTTCTGCCTGGCGTGGTGGGATTGGGCAATTGTTGGTTTCGCATTCTTACTAAGCAATTATTTGGTGTTTGCACCAGCTTTAAAATCACTAGACTTATATTTTAGTTTTGGCCCCTGGAAATGGGGATTAGATAGTTCAAGTGCCGTATACCTGATATCACTCGCAGTTGCTATTTACATTTTATTTCGCTTAAAAAAACCTAAACTTTCAGTTGGAAGAACAGGAATATTTCTAGAGTTAGTGGAAAATTTGCACCTTACTAAACGATACGATGATCTGGCACAATTGTTGGCACCTCAACTAGAAAAGTTGATATCAATAATTGATAGTCCGGTGAAGAATCGACTTTGTGATAAGATAGCTAACAATCTCCGCATCTCTAATCGCGAGACTGCTGCCGAATATGCACATGAAGCATTATTAAATATTGTCTCATCACCTGAACTTACCAATCACTTTGCACTTGCGCACCCATCCCTCTGCCTTGAGTTAATCAAGATCGAACCAATAGTTCGTTCTGACTTTACTTCTAATTTTATCAGTGCATTACTAGATTCACCTAACAGTCGTCTATATGTTGAGCTTAAAAATAATCTTAACGTTAGTCGAGGGCATCGTTTGTTGATCCCGAAAAACAATCGTATATTACATTTTTTCTTTTCCAATGCTAAGTTTGCGGCTGATTTAGCAATATACCGTGACATCGGTGAATATATCTACTGGAGGTTAGATGAAGATGAAAAAATTATTGCTACACTTAATAAATCTTTAGGTTCTTATTCAGATGTTTCGAAGTATAAATGTCCTATTTACTCTGGGATCACGCTGTTTGAAATCATGGTTCATGAAGGTATTCATCAGGGGCTTCAGGATCATTTATGGCTGCATTACTATACACATTTTGCAAAGAAAATCATAAAGAATATGAATAGGCAGTCGAATGAATATAGTGGTGAATGGGAAACACCTTTTCACTTCCTTCTCTGTCATTTATTTAGCATCGCTATAAATTGGGCAGAACAATGCGAATGGATAGATGAAAGGGACATCCTTCAAGAAAATAAAGAAACAGAAAATTTCGATCTTCATTATATTTCAAAAGAGGCTACCAAATTACTTGGTGCTATGTTGGAGTTGGTTTTGCCTAATTCAAAACTCACTTTGAAATCTAGGAAAGATATTCTTGGTATAATTGTGTCTTGTTACATTAGATTGAAAAGGAATAAAAAATTAAAAGACGTCGCTGACTCATTATTAATTTTCACAACTAGAGGCGAAGGTAATTTGGCATCGCCGTATTATCGTAAAGAACTTCTAGAAATATTCAATACACTTGATGATTATCGATTAAGAAGTGATGCTCCGGAATTCCGAGAAGCTATAGAGTCTGCGATTCAAGCAAGGCCTAATTAGGTAAATCAACCACCTGCATGGCGGGTGGTTTAGACATAGACCTCTAAGTACGCTTGGCAGAGGTACCAGTAAACTTGATAATTGGAGTTGTTCTCATCAGTCGTTATGAAAAATTTTGAACTTCTGCTTTTCGCTGTGAGTTAAACTGATGGACGCAAGACACTTATTGAACCGTTCTGCGGGTGATTCGTAGTCTAGCGTTTTTCTTGGCCGCTCGTTGAGCTGTCTGGCAACACTGTGTGAACTGATAAGTCAGTTCCTTTTGGAAAATACTGTCTGAGTAATCTGTTTGTATTTTCATTTGAGCCGCGTTGCCATGGAGATTGATGATCACAGAAATAAATCTGAATATCTGTCGCTACAGTAAACCGGGTATGGCTGGTCATTTCAGCGCCCCGGTCCCATGTTAGTGTTTTATAAAGCTCAACAGGTAATTCCCGGGCTTGTCTGATGAGTGCAGATATAACCGTTATGGTCTTGTTGTCTCTGATTTTTGCCAGCATAACAAAGCGGGAATGGCGTTCTACGAGGGTGACGATAAAGGAGTTTTTCGAGCACTGGATCAGGTCACCTTCCCAGTGACACGGTATGGCTCTGTCTGCAACTTCAGGTGGCCTTTCGCTTATTGGTATCGTATCTGGGATTGACCCTAACCCTTTCCCTTTAAGCGATGATGTTCTGGATCTACGAACCGCTCTTCCGCTTCTGAGGCATTGCTGCAGTTCTTTTTTTAATGCACCCCGGGTTTGTATAAAAAGCGTTTTATAAATCGTTTCGTGTGACACATGCATTTCCTGATTATCCGGATAACAGCGTTTCAGCCAGCCGGCGATCTGTTCCGGCGACTAGTCCTGATGCATCTTCTCTGCAATGATTTTACACAATGTGGGCTTTCAATTAGCTTGCAAGGTTTTGGTCTCAGAGCATTTTCCCATGCAGCAGTATCGGCTTTTGCTGCACGGTATTGTTTGGCACCTCCGTGCCTCCTGACCTCGCGGCTAATCGTTGAAGGCGCTTTTGATAATTTGGCGGCGATGTCCCTGATACTGAGTTTTGCTACCACTCCTCTGGATATCTCCTCTCTTTTATCAAGCGAAAGCGCTAATCGGTACCGTTTTCGCACGGGAGGACGGTAGCTCCCTGTCTGGTGGATAGTGGGCATAATGGAAGAATGATATCTGTCGAACATTCTGGCGATATCATGGAGAGAATCACCTTGCTTATATCTGTCCCAGATAATTGCCTTCTGCTCTGGCGTGTAGTTAATCCGAGTTCTTCGTTTCATGGCAACGTCCCCCTTGATTAAGGATAGCGTTGCATCCACTGATTGAACTCACAGCCGGAAGCGGTCATTCTAGGTCTTTCGAGGAATAGTGAGCACTATATTAATATCTGGCTTATATCTGAGCACCTAGGCGCTTGAAAGATGTGTTACCCTGCGATTATACAGTGCGAGATTATTAGTCTCACTTATAAATCTCTAAAATTTAAAGGTGCAATGTAATCCTCTTTATAGTAGATTTTCTAGTATGGGGAAGCCACGTTTTAAGTGCGGTTTGACCAATTTAATGAGCGTTATAACTCATCAATAATAGTTACATGGAGTTGTTTAATGTTTTTATTTTTTCACTCTGAACAAACTGAAAAAACACTAGTTATTACAAGGGGTTACTTTTTGAAGAGTTGTTAAAAGAATACTTGGAAGGCTCTGGATACGACATTGAGTTAAGGAAAAAAGAATCTAGTTTAGAGTACGACATTGAAGGATTCTCTAGAGCAACTGGCCAAAAGATTATTGGCGAAGCTAAAGCACACAGCAAAAGCATGAGTGGACAAACAGTTGCTGCGTTCGTTGGAAAGCTTTTGCCGCTAGGTCTTCTGGAAAAAAAGGTGCATGGATTATTTCTGTCATTATCACCATTAACACCGGAGGCGGAAGATTATTTTCGAACTGTCGAAAATATGGGGTTAACGACAAAGGTAGGAAAGGAACTTTATAACCAAATAACTGCGACTTTGCATTTGCCGACTGAAACATCTCTACATAAGGAAATTAAAGGTTATGACCTTGTGGCCCCAAACATTCTCAAGACTGATACGGGGTTGTATAAGTTATTTATTTTAAAAGAGGTAAATTCAGGAACGCCATCAAATTTTGTGGTATTCAATAAAAGTGGCAGCCAAATTGATGATGAAAGATTTTTGGAAAATTTAAAAATAGGGATTTCAGAACTTGCTGGTTTGGATTTCATTATGCCTAGCAAGAAAAAAATAGTTGACGAAATGCCTCAAGTAAAGCGTGAAATAGTTCGAGGATTAACTGTTGGGACTGAATGGGCTGACTATAGGCTACCTGCAGGGCCAACTGTGTTCGTTGGCAGGACTGAATTCATAGGTGAACTTCTTTCTCACATCAAACATAATGAGCTACCACATGTTCTTCAGATAAAAAGTCGCTCTGGAGTAGGAAAAAGCTCTCTTGTATCCTTTTTAGAAAACAAGCTCTCAATGGATGGGGTTATTACTGAATTACATGACTCAAGGGATGTAAAAACAATATATGATGTTTTTTATCTTGTTCAGAGGTTTACCCAAAGCAGCATTATTGCGACTAATTTTATAGAACTTGATGAACAACTGAAAGACTTGCAACTTTCACTAAATGGCCAAAAGGCAGTTTTCTTTGTTGACCAATTTGAATCTACATTCTCGAATCCTGACATTTTCGATTGCTATGAATACATTGCGAACTCAATAACAAAGCTTCGTGGTGGTGTATACATAGTGTTTGCGCGTAAAAATGATCAGCTAACAACCTATGACAACAGTAAAGTTTCTCTTAATAGAATTAATCAGCTATCGAAAAGCTTTACTCTTCCGGATTTTGAAAACAAAGAATCAATACTTCTTTTAGAAAAAATAAATGAAAATAACTCTAATATTCTCAGTAAAGAAATACTACCCTATATTATTGAATTTGCGCAGGGTTTTCCTTGGCTTTTAAAGAGAACGATAGCTCATGTTTTAAAACTCACTCGAAAAGGTGACTCTCAGAGGGATTTAATCAGTGCGGGCTTAAAACTGAACGACCTTTTTGAAGAAGAGCTTGAAGGTTTGGATGAGATTGAAAAAGATTATCTAGTTAAGATTGCAGCTAAGCTACCAGCAGATTTCAATGAGCTTCAATACCAATTTGACGAAGACCCAATGCTTGTAAAAGTCCTCGATAAGTTAACAGCTTACAGATTGGTACGCTTGAGTGGTTCTACCTATGATACTTATAACGATGTTTTCAAAGAATATCTTGTCTACCAAAAGCTTCCTGAATTTAGACTGCTGGTTATTTATAGAATGTATCCAAGCTCTGTTATATCCCAGTTTCATAAACTGATAACAATGAGAAAGCTGACAATTACAAAAATAACGGAAAACCTAAATGTAAGGGAAGGTTACGCATTTAATCTCGTTAAGGAATTGCGGAATTTAGACTTGCTTGATGCAGTTAAAAGTGGTGAATGGATAATTCCAACCAATGTTAGGGATATATATTCTCAAGGAACCCTTGCTGGTTATCTACGCCGAAAAATTTTAGACAATCAACTCGTCGAGACTTTACTTAAAAAAATTCTTTCTGGAGAAAAAGTTTTCGAGAGCGATATACCCACGTATTTTTCTGAGTCTTATCCTTTTATTGAGGCATCAGAGAAAACATGGGGATTATACTCTACGATTTTAAAGTCATGGTTACTTGCCCTAAAAATTATAGAAATTGATGGGGAAGGTCGCATTATTGCCTCAGATGTGTCGCATAATGATGCAACAGCTGAGTTAGGAAATCTTAAGAAAATTTCGGGCTTAAGGGCAGGAAATAAAGGGCTTTTCTTCCCTGTAACATCTCACGCTAAAATGATTGAAGTTACCAGCTTGATACTGAACGGTAAAGAGCCTACTGGAAAAGAAGCGCTTAAAGCAAAATCTGATTTAAATAATGCTGGTGTTTTAGTCGATGGGCACTTAGCAGTATCTAATATTGAAGAGCTTAATGAGGCACTTACAGCTCAAATACTTGATGACGGCTATGAGGATTTCTGGAAAGCAATACACGCTGGTCAGCCTTGTTATGAAATTTTTAAAGGTATTGCAGGGGAAGGATTAACTGAGTCCACCCTTAAGTGGCGCTTAAGAAAGTTAACGGCTTTAGCAAAAAAACTGAAAATCATACCAAACAAAAGATTCAAATATTAATTACTGTCATAACATTAAAAAGTAGCGGATGTATTCCTCCGCTACATAACTTATACTCAAGGAGTGATTATATTGAATATTTTCAAAGCCTGTGGGGGCATCAATGTCCGCTCTTCGCTCAAAGCGGACTAAAATGTTGGCTTGTGTCTGACTCAGCGCATTTAGGAAGTGCTGGTGGTGACGGTTTGTTGTGTTGCACAGAAAAAAAATAGACTAAGTACACCAAATAGTTTTATTGAGTCACCAGTGAGACATCCACATATTTATCAGCACATGCGAGTGTCAAATGCAGGAGGTTAACGTGCTGGTTACGAAATGTGCGTTGGCTATAGCGGCTGTAATGGCAATCTATGGTCTTGCTATTGCTCTTATGGATCACCTTTCTGATTGATTTCATATTGGCGAGGTAACGGGAGTTAAGTAGAATAGCTGCGGGTGCTTGAGGCTGTCTGCCTCGGGCATGAACACCAAAGGCAGATAGAGAAAAGCCCCAGTTAACATTACGCGTCCGGCAAGACGCTTAACATTAATCTGAGGCCACATCTATGCTTTGCATACGTAGATTAGCCTCTTACCGACCAAAAGGTCAAGGAGAAGCAGGCTATGAAGCAGCAAAAGGCGATGTTAATCGCCCTGATCGTCATCTGTTTAACCGTCGTTGTGACGGCACTGGTAACGAGGAAAGACCTCTGCGAGGTACGAATCCGAACCGGCCAGACGGAGGTCGCTGTCTTCACAGCTTACGAACCTGAGGAGTAAGAGACCCGGCGGGGGAGAAATCCCCCGCCACCTCTGATGTGTCAGGCATCCTCAACGCACCCGTACTTACCCGCTTCGGCGGGTTTTTTGTTGTGGTGGATAAATTAGCTTTTTGTGTACTCTTTTAGCCGTAAGTCTTGAGGGACTGACTGTTGTAAATAGAATCGTGTTTGCTTAGTTAGCGCGCAGGGAGAAGAGGGATGGACCCTTCAGGGGAACGCTATTAATCTGGAAAATTTCTGTTTATGGATTTCAAGAAGTTGCGCAAAATTTTTAATAAAGATGGTCTCTATGCTGTGCGCGTTGAAAATGGGGAAATTATTAGTTGTTACTGCATTCATTGCTCACGGGCTTTGCAACAGCCTAGTGGGGCTATGTTAATATATCTCTTGAATGGGCATGTGACGGACGGATTTATGTTGCGTGAAGATGAATTTGTCACATCATTACGGACATTAAAAGAAATTGGATTAAAAGCTGGCTTTTCTGCTTTTGAAGACGATTGAACTCATCTACAATTCAGCGCAGGGTTGACCCCCTGCTGAGTAACACCGTGCCACCGGAGAAAGCCGATGGCACATATACAACTGATCAAACATACCTCTTCTGGATTACTGCTCCCGGCAACATCGGAGAGTTGCGAATTCTTGCATCAAATAAAAATAGGTGAGTGGATACACGCTGATTTTAAGCGCGTTCGTAACTACGCATTTCACAAGCGTTTTTTCAAACTCCTGCAACTCGGATTCGATTACTGGACTCCTGTCGGTGGGGCGATCACCTCTCGTGAACGAAAACTTGTGTCCGGTTTCGTTGATTATCTGTGTGACTCGGTCGGCCGGGAACATACGCCAGCCCTGAGTGATGCCGCAGAACAATATCTGAATACCATTGCGATACGCAGAACCTGTGATACGGCATTGCTAAAGTCATTTGATGCTTTCCGTGAATGGGTAACTATTGAGGCCGGATTTTACACCGAGCATTTTTATCCGGACGGTAGCCGTGGACGCAGGGCAAGATCTATCGCGTTTGCGAACATGGACGATACCGAGTTTCAGCAGGTTTATAAATCCGTACTGAATGTGCTTTGGAACTGGATCCTGTTCCGTAAATTTTCCTCTCCGGAACAAGTCGAAAATGTTGCTGCGCAGCTGCTGGAGTTTGCGTAATGGTGGATTTACGTAAAGCGGCTAAAGGCCAGATGTGCCAGATCAGAATCCCTGGCTACTGCAATCACAATCCCGAAACCTCTGTGCTGGCGCATTACAGGCTGGCGGGGACGTGCGGAACAGCGACAAAACCACACGATATGCAGGCAGCGATTGCCTATAGCTCATGCCACGATTTAATCGACGGGCGGGTAAAAACCAGCGATTACACCAAAGAAGAATTACGCCTGATGCATGCAGAAGGTGTTTTTCGCACACAAGAAATCTGGAGAAAGGAAGGTTATTTATGATTTACCCAACAAATACAGGCAAAAGCGGGGAACACCTTCGTCTCACCACGCTGGAAAGTGTCTGGATTCAGGGAAAACTGCGCATGTGGGGGCGCTGGTCGTATATTGGCGGCGGTAAGACGGGAAATATGTTTAACCAGTTGCTGGCATCCAAAAAATTGACGAAAACAGCCGTCAATGAAGCCCTGCGCAGGATGAAAAAAGCGGGAATAGAGAAACCTGAGCTGGAAGCGTTTTTGCGAGAGATGATCAATGGCAAGCAAAAGACCTGGCTGGCGCATTGTACTGATGCAGAGGCGTTATGTATTGATAGAGTCATAAGTGAGGTGCTGGCAAAACACCCAGGATTGATTTGTATCCTCCGGCAACGATATGAAGGGAGGGGGATGACTAAGCGTAAAATGGCTGAATTGCTGAATGATGCACATCCTGAGTGGTGTTTTAGCACATGCGAAAAGCGAATTGCTAATTGGTTAGCCGTTGCTGAATATGCCCTGTATATTCCCATGCGAGAATCATTTGCTCAAAAAATAGCTTGATTTTTTACGCATAAATTGCTTCAATTCCGGTATGTTTCGCAAAGCTGTATCGCGAGGCGAACCAAGCGCATGAACTTTACCAGAACCCGCCATTGAGCGGGTTTTGTTGTTTCTGGGGGGCATTTCGTTAAATGAAGCTGTGTTGTGCGCAATTAGCTAATAACACGAATCGTGAATGTATATAATGCGCTTGTTCCTTCGATGGTGTATTCGAATAACGGATTACTGAATACAGCTATCCCATTAAGGGAACACCGCCATCTGCTCATCGGGAAGAGCCGACCATCATTTAAGTGGTAGGTGTGAGATTCGATACCTCGGTGGCGGTTCTGTGCCGACTTAGCTCAGTAGGTAGAGCAACTGACTTGTAATCAGTAGGTCACCAGTTCGATTCCGGTAGTCGGCACCATATGCGGGTATCGTATAATGGTTATTACCTCAGCCTTCCAAGCTGATGATGCGGGTTCGATTCCCGCTACCCGCTCCAGCATTTGAAATAAGCCTTATTGTATTGCAGCACTGGCGTATTTTTATTACGTGGGAGCAGGTTGTTTCGAAAAAGCATTCTGTTCTCTGGCTATGATTTGAGGCCAGGTGTAGCCTCAGTGCTGATTTTTTTACGGCAGCAGAATGGTGCATTATCGGTGGAGATTTTGTATTTCCTGGCAGGGCCGGTGATGTGCCATCCCGATGTTGTAAACATCGCTAAAAATGACATTGAGATTAATCATATACTAAGCAAAACCTGGAAATACATCCTTTACCGCCTCCACCGGGCGGTTTTTTTTATTCTGAACCCTAAAAAAAGAAACACGGACACTGATAATGCCCGTGTGGCAATGCCATGTAAGTTAGCGATGAATATGGCGCAAAAAAAGCGCGGCCGTCGGATTAACGCCGCGGGACAAAGTCCATGAAGAATCATAAGTATTGGCCCCCTTCTGGGGACATGTTCATACTACTAAGCTTCAGAAGTGGTTTAAATCATCAAATTAACCTTAATTTTCGATAAGTCTTATTTCATTTCTTTGCGCCACATCTGGCGCGCATCAAATAACGCCACGCAAAGGGCATCTGCGGATGCCGGTGCTTTTGACGGGGTGTTTTTTACGGGCCGCTGGTGGCCATTTTTTGTTTCCATTACACAGCGCCCGCATCTGCGAGGTGGGGGTTATGAAATCCATGGATAAGTTAACAACGGGTGTCGCCTATGGCACCTCCGCAGGCAGTGCTGGCTACTGGTTTTTACAGTTGCTCGATAGAGTAACTCCGTCACAGTGGGCTGCAATCGGTGTGCTGGGTAGTCTGGTTTTTGGCCTGCTGACGTACCTGACAAACCTTTATTTCAAGATTAAAGAAGATAAGCGCAAGGCTGCGAGAGGTGAATAATGCCTCCATCATTACGAAAAGCCGTTGCTGCTGCTATTGGTGGCGGAGCAATTGCTATAGCATCAGTGTTAATCACTGGCCCAAGTGGTAACGATGGTCTGGAAGGTGTCAGCTACATACCATACAAAGATATTGTTGGTGTATGGACTGTATGTCACGGGCATACAGGAAAAGACATCATGCTCGGTAAAACGTATACCAAAGCAGAATGCAAAGCACTCTTGAATAAAGACCTTGCCACTGTCGCCAGACAAATTAACCCGTACATCGAAGTCGATATACCGGAAACAACGCGCGGCGCTCTTTACTCATTCGTTTACAACGTGGGTGCTGGCAATTTCAGAACATCGACGCTTCTTCGCAAAATAAACCAGGGCGATATCAAAGGCGCATGTGATCAGCTACGTCGCTGGACATATGCTGGCGGTAAGCAATGGAAAGGTCTCATGACTCGTCGTGAGATTGAGCGTGAAATCTGTTTGTGGGGTCAGCAATGAACAGAGTAACCGCGATTATCTCCGCTCTGGTTATCTGCATCATCGTCTGCCTGTCATGGGCTGTTAATCATTACCGTGATAACGCCATTACCTACAAAGCCCAGCGCGACAAAAATGCCAGAGAACTGAAGCTGGCGAACGCGGCAATTACTGACATGCAGATGCGCCAGCGTGATGTTGCTGCACTGGATGAAAAATACACGAAGGAGTTAGCTAATGCGAAAGCTGAAAATGATGCTCTGCGTGATGATGTTGCCGCTGGTCGTCGTCGGTTGCACATCAAAGCAGTCTGTCAGTCAGTGCGTGAAGCCACCACCGCCTCCGGCGTGGATAATGCAGCCTCCCCCCGACTGGCAGACACCGCTGAACGGGATTATTTCACCCTCCGGGAACGACTGGTAATGATGCAGGCCCAACTTGAAGGTGCTCAGCAATACATAACCGAACAGTGTTTAAAGTAAAATCTTAACTACAATATGATTCATTTTGATGATTGTTTCATAAGGAACAGTGAAGTAAGATCTAAGAGGAGTTAAATTTTATACAGTATAATCATAATATTGCAGCAAGGTGGTTATAATTGAAAGAATATTTAGATATGAATACATCTCATGTAAGAGTTGTTACTCATATGTGTGGGTTTCTGGTTTGGCTCTATAGTCTTTCAATGTTGCCACCAATGGTTGTAGCATTGTTTTATAAAGAAAAAAGCCTGTTCGTTTTCTTTATAACTTTCGTTATGTTTTTTTGCATTGGTGGCGGAGCGTGGTATACAACTAAGAAATCTGGCATTCAATTACGTACCCGTGATGGGTTTATTATAATTGTAATGTTTTGGATTTTGTTTTCTGTTATTAGTGCATTCCCTTTATGGATTGACTCAGAACTTAATTTAACGTTCATTGATGCTCTGTTTGAAGGGGTTTCTGGAATAACAACAACAGGAGCAACTGTAATTGATGATGTTAGTTCATTACCTCGGGCATATTTGTACTATCGGTCACAGTTAAATTTTATAGGTGGTTTAGGAGTTATTGTTCTGGCGGTTGCTGTATTGCCATTATTGGGTATTGGTGGTGCAAAGCTTTATCAGTCAGAAATGCCGGGGCCATTTAAGGATGACAAACTCACTCCCCGCCTGGCCGATACGTCACGGACACTGTGGATAACTTATTCTTTATTAGGTATTGCTTGTATTGTCTGTTATAGACTTGCAGGAATGCCTTTGTTTGATGCTATTTGTCACGGGATTTCCACAGTTTCGCTTGGTGGTTTCTCAACTCATAGCGAGAGTATCGGATATTTTAATAACTATTTGGTTGAGCTGGTGGCTGGTTCTTTTTCCCTGCTATCGGCTTTCAACTTCACTCTTTGGTATATTGTTATTAGCAGGAAAACGATAAAACCTTTAATCAGAGATATTGAACTTCGTTTCTTTCTGTTAATAGCCTTAGGGGTGATCATTGTTACCTCTTTCCAGGTCTGGCATATAGGTATGTATGACTTGCATGGAAGTTTTATTCATTCGTTTTTTCTTGCCAGCTCCATGCTCACTGATAATGGTTTAGCTACGCAGGATTATGCAAACTGGCCCACGCACACGATAGTGTTTTTGCTGTCGTCAAGTTTCTTTGGGGGATGTATAGGTTCAACTTGTGGTGGAATTAAGTCACTTCGATTTCTTATACTTTTCAAACAAAGCAAACACGAGATAAATCAGCTTTCTCATCCCAGAGCGTTGTTGAGTGTAAATGTAGGAGGGAAGATAGTTACAGATCGTGTAATGAGGTCTGTATGGAGTTTCTTTTTTCTTTATACTCTCTTCACGGTGTTTTTTATACTGGTGTTAAATGGTATGGGATATGATTTTCTTACATCATTTGCAACAGTGGCTGCATGTATTAATAATATGGGATTAGGTTTTGGGGCTACTGCATCGTCATTCGGAGTGCTTAATGACATTGCAAAATATTTAATGTGCATAGCTATGATTCTTGGTCGCCTTGAAATTTATCCTGTTATTATATTGTTTTCAGGTTTTTTTTGGCGCTCCTAATATATGGCTGATTTATAATTGTGAGTTTAATATTATATTGACTCACTCATTGATCCAATACCTAACTTTACCAGCAACACCTCCGCCCCAGTAGCACTGGCTGCTGGGGTGCGTTTTATTCATAAAGCAAGGCTGTATGAGCGAGAAATTAAAGATAGTCTATCGCCCATTACAAGAATTGTCACCGTATGCGCACAACGCCAGGACGCACAGTACTGAGCAGGTGGCACAACTGGTAGAAAGTATTAAGCAATTCGGCTGGACTAATCCGGTGCTGATTGACGAAAAGGGCGAAATTATTGCGGGTCACGGTCGTGTTATGGCGGCTGAAATGCTCAAAATGGATTCTGTTCCGGTCATTGTTCTGTCTGGCCTGACGGATGAGCAGAAAAAGGCGTACCGCCTGGCAGATAATCGCCTACCGATGAATGCTGGCTGGGATGAAGATCTGTTGCGGATGGAGCTGTCGGACCTAATCAATGCTGATTTTGATGTCTCCCTGACAGGCTTCGGCCCGACAGAAATTGATGAACTGTTGACGGATGTTTTGCCCGGTACAGGAAATAAGGAGGAGCCGTATACGACGAAAATTGATACGCCTGTTTATGAGCCGTCGGGCGGTAAACCGGATATCAGTGAACTGTATGACGATACGAAAACTCAGGAGCTGATCAGCCGGATACGTTCGGCGTCCCTTGATCCTGATATTGAGAAATTCCTCCTGTGTGCGGCAGAACGTCACACGGTGTTTAATTTCAGCAGAATTGCGGACTATTACGCTCATGCCCCCGCTGAAATTCAGTGCCTTTTCGAGGAGTCGGCGCTGGTGATCATTGATTATCAGCAGGCTATTGAAAATGGATTTGTCCGAATGACGCAGCGCATGGTGGCGATCATGCATAGCGGGGAGGAGGAATATGTGTGATGATTTTTGCGCCTTTATTCTGACTCACGGGCGACCGGACAAAGTTCTGACTTACCGGACGTTGCGTCGTGCTGGCTATACCGGGAAAATTTTTATCGTTGTTGATGATGAAGATAAGACACGGCATCAGTACATGGCTGAATTTGGTGAACAGGTGCTGGTATTTTCCAAAGCCGATATTGCCAGTCGTTTTGACGAAGCCGATAATTTTGGTGACCACCGCTCAATTTTTTACGCCCGTAATGCCTGTTTCGACCTGGCAAAACTGGTCGGGTGTAAATACTTCATTCAGCTCGATGATGATTATCACGAGTTCCAGTTTCGGGTGGATCGCAACTATGACCAGGCCTATTTCCCGATAAGGAAACTGGATGCGATCCTTTCTGAAATGCTGGCGTATTACGAATCAATACCCGCGCTTTCCATCGCTATGTCGCAGGGCGGGGATTTTCTTGGTGACAATGGCGGCCATGCTTCGTGGGTGAAACGCAAGGCAATGAACAGCTTTATCTGTTCGGTTGATCGACCGTTCTCATTCATGGGGCGCATTAACGAGGATGTGAATACGTACACGAATCTCGGTCGCCGTGGTGAATTGTTTATGACGATCGGTGCTGTCCAGTTAGGGCAGAAACAGACGCAGAAAAACAGCGGCGGAATGACCGAGCTGTATCTGGATTCCGGGACCTACGTTAAAAGTTTTTATTCCGTCATGTATGCGCCGTCGTGCGTAAAAATCTCACTGATGGGCGCCAGCCATAAACGCATTCACCATCAGGTCACCTGGAACAACGCTGCAGTAAAAATCCTTCACGAAAAATACAGGAAGAAGACACCCTGCATATTAATGGGGGTGACAAATGATTCCGTATTCGAAAGTCGAGTCTCTGGCAGCGTGCCGGATGACTGCACAACAAATCGCTGACGTTCTGGATGTTGATCTGAACCGACTGAAAGAAAATCGGGAAGCAATGACAAATTTTTACGCGTCCATCCGTAAGGGCAGAGCGAAAGGTGAAGCCGAGCTACGGGCGGCATTGTTTAAGCTTGCCAGAAAAGGGGATGCCTTTGCCCTGCGCGAACTACTCAGGGTGGATAAAAATCAGGACTAACTGATGAGCAGACCGGACTGGGGGGCGTTGCAGCAGGAGTATATTGCTGAATACACCCGCTCCGGTATATCTCCGGTGGCATGGTGTGAAGCAAGGGGACTGAATTACGCAACAGCCCGTCGTTACATCAAAAAACCTCCGAAAAATGCGCAGACAGAAATGCGCAAAACTGCGCAAAAAAGTGCGCAGAAAAAATCTGCGCAGACTGCACAAAAGCGGAACGGAAAATCTCAGGAAAAAAAGCCAGTATCCGATGCGTACCTGAATGAGGGCGATGCGGAAGAAATTTCGTTCTGTCCCGATGAATTCGGCGTTTCTGACCAGCAGGCGAAATTCGCAATGCTGGTTGCCCAGGGGAAAAAACTCGTTGAGGCATATCGCCTGGCAGGATACGAGTCAGAGGGGAATGCGGCCTACGTAACCGCCAGCCAGCTCCTAAGAAATCCTAAGGTTTTTCGTGCTATCAGCTACTTCCGCAATCAGTACCAGAAACGCTATACCGCAGACCTGGATTTACTGGTGAGTCAGTTGATGGCCATTGTCCAGGCCGACCCCAATCAGTTGGCACAATTTCGCCGTGTTAACTGCCGTTATTGCTGGGGCGAGAATCATCACTACCAGTGGCGCGATATAGCAGAATTCGATAAGGCAGCGGCGCAGGCCTCCAGAGATGGCAAACCCGAGCCGGAATATGGTGGCCTTGGCTTTGTTGATAACGCCATACCCAATCCGGACTGCCCGAAGTGCTGCGGTGAGGGAACGGGGCAGCTTTATATGGCTGATACCACTCTGCTTGATGGGGAAGCGCGGCAATTATATGCAGGGGCAAAGCTCGGAAAATTTGGTGTTGAGATCCTGCTGGAGGATAAGGCTGCCGCCCGGCGTGAATTGTTGCGTTTGCTTGCTGCTGGTGGGGCTTTATGTGCAGATAAGCGGCTACAGGAACTGGAAATTGAACGGCGCAGAATGGAAAACCAGAAGCTGCGCAAAGAGATCGAAACGGTGGAAGATAATGAACATCCCCAGCCTGTGGCGATCAATATTAATGTGGTTGATGCCAGAGTAAGGAGTGATGAAGATGATCTCTCCGACGCTTAATGTGCCTCAGGCGCGATTTCTTTCAATGCCCCATAAATTTAAAGCCTATATTGCTGGTTTTGGCTCGGGCAAAACATGGGTTGGGTGTGGCGGCATATGCAAGGGGATTTGGGAGCATCCAGGTATAAATCAGGGATATTTTGCGCCAACGTATCCCCAAATTCGCGATATTTTTTACCCTACAGTGGAAGAAGTTGCTGCTGACTGGGGATTGAACGTAAAAATTAATGAGGGAAATAAAGAGGTTCACTTTTATTACGGACGCCAGTATCGGGGAACCACTATCTGCAGATCGATGGAGAAGCCACAAACGATCGTCGGTTTCAAAATTGGTAATGCGTTGGTGGATGAACTGGACATTTTGCCGAAGGAAAAAGCCAGAACGGCGTGGCGCAAGATAATTGCGCGTATGCGTTATAAGATTGATGGACTTCGCAACGGTATTGACGTTACAACCACGCCGGAAGGATTCAAATTTGTCTACGAGCAGTTTGTTAAAGCCGTGCGTGAAAAAACAGAGCTGGCCTCACTGTATGGTCTGGTGCAGGCATCTACTTTCGATAATGAAAAGAACCTGCCAGCAGATTACATTCCTTCGCTTCTTGAATCATACCCTCCAGAGCTGATTAAAGCCTATCTGCGAGGACAGTTTACTAACCTGACAAGTGGTACTGTTTACCATCAGTTTGACCGGAAACTGAATAATTGCGAAGAAGTGGAGCAGCCAGGGGAGTCGATTTATATTGGGATGGATTTTAACGTTGGAAAGATGGCGGGAATCGTCCATGTGCTGCGTTTGGGGCTTCCATGTGCGGTAACTGAAATCATCAATGCCTACGATACGCCGGATATGATCCGCATCATTAAAGAACGCTTCTGGCTGTATGATGGGAATGATTACCGGAAAGTGAGGGAAATTTATATTTATCCAGATGCTTCCGGGGATTCCAGAAAATCAAGTAACGCAAGTACGACGGATATAGCCCAGCTTAAGCAGGCTGGTTTTAACGTTGTGGTGAACAGCTCGAACCCGCCAGTAAAAGATCGCGTTAACTCAATGAATGCAATGTTCTGCAATGCCAATGGTGAGCGTCGCTATAAAGTTAATGTGAAGCGTTGCCCGTTATATGCCGAATCTCTGGAGCAACAGGTCTGGGATGAGAAGGGGGAGCCTGATAAAAAATCTGGCAATGATCACCCGAATGATGCCGGAGGTTATTTCATCGTTAAGCAATTCCCTATTGTCAAACCGACCGGAAGAGTCACATCACTTCGGATTTAATTATGGCTGATATATCAACACCCAACCTCGACTATAACGATATGCTGGAGGCGTGGGATATTAACGACGCACTGATGGGCGGTACGCTTGAAATGCGCAGGCAGGGGGAAAATTATCTCCCAAAATGGCCTAACGAAGATGAAGACGCTTATAAAAAACGCCTGTCTGTGGCTACGCTACTTCCTGTGTATGAAGAAAGCATTAAGCAAAATATTGGACGCATATTTGCAGAGCCGACAGTATTGAGTGAGGAAACGCCGGAAAAAATCAGGGAATATGCAGAAAATATCGACATGGAGGGGAGCCGACTGGATGTGTGGGCGCAGCAATTTTTCAGCCTCGCATTTCAGTATGGTGTGGCACATGCGCTGGTGGACTATCCACGAACGGATATGAAGGAGATCCGGACAAAAGCCGATGAAAATGCGGCTGGTGGTCGCCCATACGTTACGATGCTGAATCCACGCCAGGTTATTGGATGGAAATCGAAAGTTGAAAAAGGGAAAGTTGTTCTTACTGATTTGCGTATAAAAGAGGTCATCATTGTTGATGGTGATGATTTCGGGCAGAAGAAGGTGGAGCAGATCCGCCATATTATGCCCCGTTGCGTTGAAATTTATCGACGCAGCGAAGGTACTAATGGCGAATCTGTCTGGACGCTTCACGAGTCATGGAATACCAGCCGTGATGATATTCCTCTGGTAACACTGTATACGAAGAAAACAGGGTTTATGCGTGGTACACCGCCATTGCTTAATCTTGGCTTGCTGAATATCAAGCACTGGCAAAGCCAGAGCGAGCAGGACAATATTCTTCATGTTGCCCGCGTCCCATTGCTGGTGGCCTACGGGCTGGACAGGAATGAAGAACTGACGGTTGGTGCATCCACCGCTACGATTTTTGAGGACAGAACAAAAAATGGCCTCGAATATGTTGAACATAGTGGGGCAGCGATAGAATCTGGCGAAACATCACTGGAGAAGCTGGAAAATCAAATGCGTCATGCCGGCGCTAAACTTCTGCGGGCTGAAAATACATCCACCAAATCTGTTGATCAGACTAATGAAGAGCGGATGCAGGAAAACTCGCCGCTTTATACAATGGCGAACTCCCTCGAAGATGCCCTCGATAATATTCTCCAGATAATGGCGGAATGGATCGGAGAGAGTTGCGGCGGCAATGTGGATGTGCGCACTGAACTGGATGTATCTGCCCAGGTGTTTGACTCATCCTCCGCGCTGGCTGTTCAGTCATTGCGTCAGGGCGGTGATATACGTCAGATTGATGCGGTTCGGGTGTTGCAGGCGTTGAAATTTATCGATCAGGATTCCCGTCCAGAGGAAGTGATCGATGAATTAAAAAATCAGAGTGTAATGCTGATGGAAATCAATGATGCAAACCGTGAATGAACGGCTGCGTGATGAATCAATTGCTCATGCAGTCTGGATATCTCGCTATAGCACTGGTGTGGCTGCCAGAATGGTGAAAACACTGAATGTCAGCGATGCGGAGCTTACATCTCGCCTGTTGGTGGCACTGGACAGCCTCGATCCAAGTAGTTTCACCGTTACGCGCCTGGAGTCACTTCTGGCGAGTGTCAGAGAGGTTAACCGCGCTGCTATTAACAGCATGTTTACCAGTCTCTCCGGAGAGCTGAACGAGCTGGCAGTTTATGAGGCTGGTTATCAGTTAAGTCTGTTTGATTCTCTGCTACCTGATTTTGTTGCTGATGTTCATCCTCTGGTTGGTATCTCACCTGATGCACTTTATGCTGCTGCAATGGCGCGACCATTCCAGGGACGACTGCTCAGTGAGTGGGCCTCAGATCTTGAGGCGGATCGGCTCAGACGCATAACAAATACGGTGCGTCAGGGTTTTTTGTTGGGGGATACCAATGAGCAGATCGCAAGAAAAATTCGGGGACATGTCAGTAAGGGATTTCAGGATGGTGCATTGCAGATGAGTCGGGCTAATGCGGCCAGCATTGCAAAAACAGCGGTTGGACATCTTGCTGCTACTGCCCGTGAGAGTTTTGCCAGCGCGAATAATGATTTGATTAAGGGTAAGCAATGGTTATCAACGCTTGATAATCGTACTACGCCACAATGTCGAATCAGGGATCGCCTCAAATATACGCTGGATAATAAACCTGTAGGTCACAGCGTGCCTTATTTACAGGGGCCGGGGAAAATTCATTTCTGCTGTCGCTCAACGGAAACGTTCATTCTGAAATCAGCGAAGGAACTGGGTATTGATGTTCGTGATATTTCCCCGGCTGAGCGGGCCAGCATGGATGGCGTGGTGGCCGGAGATACAACCTACAGGGAATGGTTTTTGCGCCAGCCTTACACCAGACAAAAAAAGATTGTGGGGGAAACCCGGGCAAAGCCGATTCGGGATGGCGGTATGTCGCCAGATGAATTTTACACCGATAAAGGCGAATGGCTGACACTGAAGCAACTCCGAGAGCGTGATGCACAGGCATTCAGAAAAGCAGGGATTTAAATAAATCCTTTATTACAACAGGCTACCTTCGGGTGGCCTTTTTTATTGCTGCGATCCGGATGGTGAGCAGCGCAACTGTCGGAAGACTTAAACCAGGTACTAATATGAAACTGAAAACGGTCGAGATTAACGGAAAACAATACGCAGAAATTGATACTGCTGGCCTGCCAGTCTATGTGCACGACGATGGTAAAGAAATCGGCTTCGATGCACCGCTGGCGACAAAAAAAATTACAGAGCTTAATGGCGAGGCAAAAAATCATCGCCTGGCTAAAGAAGCTGCAGAGGAAAAACTGGCTAAGTTTGCCGCTATCGAAGACCCGAAGAAGGCGATTGAGGCACTGGAAATGCTGTCAAAAATCGACCAGAAAAAGCTGATCGGTGCGGGACAGGTTGACCAGGTTAAGGCAGAAATTACGAAAAATTTTCAGCAGCAATTAGATGAAGAAAAGCAACGCTCTCAGATGCTGGAGACGCAGCTTTACGATTCTATGATTGGCGGTAGTTTTGCGGGTTCAAAATATATTGCCGATAAAATTGCGATCCCGGCAGATTTATTACAAGCCCGCTTCGGGCAGGCATTCAAAGTGGAAGAAGGGAAGATCGTTGCTTATGACGCTTCCGGCAACAAAATTTATTCCCGCGCGAAGCCTGGCGAACTGGCGCAGTTTGATGAGGCGCTGGAGTTCCTCGTCGAAAATTACCCTCAGAAAGACTACATCCTGAAAGCCAGTGGCAACAATGGCGGCGGCTCCCGTCCGACACAGCATGATATTGGTCAGAAAACGATGAAACGCTCTGCTTTTGATGCACTGGATGTTGCAGGTAAGCAAAACGCATTGAAAGACGGTATCACAATTGTTGATTAACACATTTGTCAGCTTCCGGATGGGAGCTGGTGTCAGGGCTGGATAGCTCATTACTCCATCTATTCACAATTACGCAAATTTTTAAGGAATATTTAATTATGGCTGGAAATACCCTGACCGGGTTGATCCCGACTATTTACACCGCCCTGGATGTTGTATCCCGTGAGCAGGTAGGTTTTATCCCTGCGGTAGCAAAAAACGCAAAAGCTGACGCCGCAGCAAAAGATCAGACGGTAACCGCGTCAGTTGCGCCTGAGGCGAAAACCGAAGATATCGTACCGGGGCCGTCAGCTCCGAATACCGGTGATCAAAATATTGGCACTGTTGATGTAAAAATTACTAAATCCAAAATGGCGCCGGTTAAATGGAATGGTGAAGAACAACTGGCTCTTGGCCCTTCAGGGACTTACAACACCATTCTGGCTGATCAGTTCAAGCAGGCTTTTCGCGCCCTTGCAAACGAGGTTGAGGCTGATCTTGGTGCGTTGTATTTCGGTGCTTCCCGCGCCGTGGGAACCGCAGGGACAACGCCGTTTGGTGTTAAAGATGATCTTTCTGATGCTGCTCTGGCTCGTCAGGTTCTGGAGGATAACGGCGCACCGACAACAGATCTGCAGATGGTGCTTGGTTCCACTGCCATTGCTAATTTGCGCGGAAAACAGTCTGTATTGTTTAAAGTGAATGAATCCGGCACTGAACAGCTACTGCGTGAGGGCGTGTTGGGGCGTCTGGAGGGATTCAATATTCACAGTTCGGCAGGTGTAAAACGAGCGCCAAAGGTTGCTGCAACAGGTTATCTCGTGAATGGCGAGAAAAAAGAAGGCGATGTTCTTATTTCCATTGATACTGGTTCGGGGAGTATTTCTGCAGGTCAGATTGTTACGTTCGCTGGCGATCCGAATCAGTATGTTGTGGCAGCAGCGACCAGCAATCTGATTACTCTTGCAGCGCCGGGACTGCGTCAGGATCTGGCCGATGATACTGCAATCACAGTTGTTGGCTCTTTTACTGCAAATATGGCGTTTGATCGCAACGCGTTTCTGCTGGCATCCCGTACTCCGGCAATGCCGGAAGGTGGCGATAATGCTGATGATGTAATGAATGTTACGGACCCGATTTCAGGGATTACGTTCCAGATTGCACTGTATCGTCAGTATCGCCAGGTGCGCTATGAAGTTGGACTGGCATGGGGTGTTTCGTCAGTGAAACCGGCACATGGTTGTCTGATTCTTGGTTAAACATCCAAATGGGGCTTCGGCCCCATTTTTAATGGAGGGTATATGGCCGGATTAACTAAAGAGCAAAGAGCACAGCGTGAAGCCGCGCAAAAAAATGCAGTGGTGGAGCAAAATGTGGAGCAAATTCAGGAGCCACAAAAAACGCAAATTGAGTTAGTGGTTATGGTGACCGATTATCAGATGTTTCCCGGCGCACCAACTATCGCTAATGTTCATCCTGATGAAGTTGACAACTGGAAGGCTCTGGGCTGGAAAACTCAGGAGTAACACATGATCACTTACGTGACCTGTGATGACGTTGATAATGCGTTTGGGAACGCCTGGACGAGTGAGAACGCTAAAAATAAAGCTGTTTTAATGGCTAATGCCTGGCTTAATGGCTTCAGCCTGAAAATTAACCCATCCCGTATTCCGGAAGAGGTAAAACTTGCGGGAGCATATGCAGCCAGAATTGCCTCTGTCGGTAAGTTGTTTCAGCAGAAAAATGATTCAGGCGTTATTATCAGTAAAGCCGTGTCGGCTGACGGGGTCAGTGTATCGAAATCATTTGCTGAATTGCCAGCAAACAGCACTGCATTGCTTGAACCCGATTTACAGCTTGCGATAGCACTGCTGAAACCGTACGGACTTAGTCGCTCACAAGTCAGGGTTGTGAGGGGGGGATGATGGGGGTTCGTGAAGAGATTCAGTCAGAGGTTGCCGCTGCTTTTGATGAGGATTTAGCAGACGTCGTGAGTGATTTTTCTGGTTCTTACGTTACGTACCGGAACTGGGATCCTGTGACTGAAACTGGCGGTGAATCCACAGCAACCTATACCGGGCGAGGCGTGTTGACGCGTTATAAGCTGGGCAGAATTGATGGGATTAATATTTTGCATGGTGACCTTAAATTAACTGCTCTGGTATGCGAGGTTACGGATAAACCCGCTGTCGGTCATATTATTGAGATTTATGATTCTGTATCAAGGCAGTTGCAACGATACGAGGTAATTACAGCGAGTGTAGATCCTTCCGCATCAGTTTACTCAATCCAGTTAAGGAGAGCGTAAATGGCAAAGGCATGGGATATCGAACCGTCAATATTTGCCGGGATGATTGAGGAAGATGTGGGGCTGAAAATTCGCTACATCGCTATTCAGATTCTTACTGCTATTGATATTGCTGCTCCGGTTGATACCGGGCGTTTCAGAAATAACAACATGGTGTCGTTACAGTATCCCGATTTTGGTATATCTGATAACGTGGATCCGAACGGTACGATTGCGGTTCAGCGTGGGATCGGAGTTATTTCGAAAGCTGCAAATTACGGAATTATTTATATCCAGAATAACCTTCCTTATGCAGAGGCTCTTGAAAACGGTCATTCACAACAAGCGCCAACTGGCGTGTATGCCAACGCTTTTAATGGTGTTTTACAGGCTTACAAATGACGTTTACTGAAATCAGAAATACGGTCATTTCCAGAATGACGGCACAGACGGTTATTGATGGAAAAGACGTATTGTATCCGAACGGGCCAACGTTCGATCCTTCCGGTAAGTTAATCTGGGCGCGTTTAAGTAATATTCCCGGGCAGGCTGGAGTTAATGAAATTGGCGCGGGGCCGGTTGTTTATCGCACGGGGATAATCATTATTCAGTTATTTGTCCCCGCAGGTTCTGGTTCAAAACTCATTACTGAGACAGCCGATAAATTGCGGGAACTGTTTGAGTTTCAGGATGACGATCGTCTCAGTTACCAGGTTGTTTCCTCAATAGCCGTTGGCGAAAAGAATGGCTGGTTCCAGCTTAATCTTCAAATTCCATATCGCGCGCTCTAGCGCAATTAATGACATAGGAGGCTCCTGTGAGTTCAGGTGCAAAGGTTATCTCGGCATTTATCCGGGAGACGGTTGCAGGCACTACGCCAGCAAGTGGTGACTGGAGTTTATTAAAACGCACAAGCTGGGGAGTAAAACCCACCCAGAATAAAAGCGAAAATAATGAGATTGGTGGCTCCCGGATGGCTCAGGGGGCGACGCCTGGCACTGTGGATGTCGGCGGTGATGTTGGTACCAAATTTCGCTGGGGTCAACATGATGATTTTCTTGCATCCTGTTTCGGCGCGGAATGGTCAGGCGATTCTCTGACAATGGGGAATGAGCGAATAACATTTTCTCTGGCGACCTATGCGTCCGATGTCGGAATTGCCTCTGTCGTCAGAGGAGCGCAGGTTGGCTCATGGAAAATGCAGATCCCTAACGACGGCGATATTACAGCGACCGTAACCTTTGCCGGACTGGACTGGGAATCAAAGGCCGATGATACGAATTTTATCAAAGGCGAACCTGTGGATAGTGCAGGAAAGCTACGTTATTCGTTTAAGGAGGTTTCAGCAGTAAGCCTGAATGGTGTTGCCGGAGGTAACGGTTTTTGTATCGACAGTTTTGATATTCAGTTCGATAACAAACTCCAGACACAGCGTTGTATCGGGACTGGCTCGCCTTATGCAGGAGCAAATATTCCGACTACTTTTACACCGTCCGGTACGGTGACGCTTTCATGGTCTAAAGCCGCGTGGGAAATCTGGAGTAAAACACTGACTGGAGAAACAGTTCCGTTCAGCTTCACGCTTTCGAATGGAGAGGGGGCATACACTTTCAGTTTCCCGAAGGTTCAGGTGTCAGGTGAATGGCCTGATGGGGGTAATACCGACATTATCCAGGTTCAATTGAGCATTACCGCAGCAGATGAAGCACCTACGATAACCAGAAAAAAAAGCCTCCCCGGCTGCCGTGATCGCAAAAGCCAGTGCTGAGGCGATTAGTTGATTTTCCGTTATTCCTCCTGTGGTACTGCCCTACAGGGGGACGCATTGAATGAGGTTATGGATGTTTATTCTTAATCAGAAAATTATCATTGGTGGAGAACGCTGGTTTACGCCAATGAAGGACTTAAAACCTGTAGACGGGTTAAAACTGTTGGTGGCAAGCAGCGATAACGATCAGTATCGCTCCCGTAATGCATTAATCCGTCGCCACATTGAGAAAATGGATGCCAGTTTGCACGTCGGAACGAAGGAGTTTGATATTTCAAAGGTTTCCGAGGTGGATTCTGTTGATGATTTACTCATTGATAATGCCGCTCGTTATCTGCTGAAAGACTGGAAAGGGGTTGGTGAACTGGTTAATGGTGTTGAGGTTGCACTGGAATATACGGCAGAACGAGGGATCGCGCTGCTTAAGCAGAATCCAGAGTTGTACTGGCAGATCCTTGCAGAAGCAGCCAGCATCGCCCAGGGTAAAGAGCAGCAGAAGCAGGATACGATAAAAAAGCCATAGCTGCCCAGCGGTGGTTATCGGAGTTCGGGGGAGAAAGGGGGGAAAAGGCAAGATGGAAGCGAGAAAAACTCAGGTTGCCACCGATACCGGAACCAGAAATAGACCCGGTGCTTAAGGAGTTGTTGTACGCCTATTCGGTAATATCCCGTGCCCGACGTTATGCTGGAATGGCTGGGGTGCCTTTGCCTTTATCTCTGACAGAGATAAATGAATATTTAGCCACTCATCCGGTATTGATTGAGCGCGATGAATTTGAAGCAGTGATCTTTGCACTGGATGACCAGTATTTTCAGGAGCAGTGTGTGTAGTTGTTAATTACGTACACTCTGTTACAGAGATGTGATGGTGTCTTTAATTAAATCGATGATGCTCCTGGAGAAAAGCATTGCGTGGCCTCGTAATCGCTATATCTACTATTATGTCGCCTGAAACCCACTTCGCGGTGGGTTTTTTGTTGTCAGGAGTTTTGGTGATGCTGCCAACTTACTGATTTAGTGTATGATGGTGTTTTTGAGGTGCTCCAGTGGCTTCTGTTTCTATCAGCTGTCCCTCCTGTTCAGCTACTGACGGGGTGGTGCGTAACGGCAAAAGCACCGCCGGACATCAGCGCTATCTCTGCTCTCACTGCCGTAAAACATGGCAACTGCAGTTCACTTACACCGCTTCTCAACCCGGTACGCACCAGAAAATCATTGATATGGCCATGAATGGCGTTGGATGCCGGGCAACTGCCCGCATTATGGGCGTTGGCCTCAACACGATTTTACGTCACTTAAAAAACTCAGGCCGCAGTCGGTAACCTCGCGCATACAGCCGGGCAGTGACGTCATCGTCTGCGCGGAAATGGACGAACAGTGGGGCTATGTCGGGGCTAAATCGCGCCAGCGCTGGCTGTTTTACGCGTATGACAGTCTCCGGAAGACGGTTGTTGCGCACGTATTCGGTGAGCGCACTATGGCGACGCTGGGGCGTCTTATGAGCCTGCTGTCACCCTTTGACGTGGTGATATGGATGACGGATGGCTGGCCGCTGTATGAATCCCGCCTGAAGGGAAAGCTGCACGTAATCAGCAAGCGATATACGCAGCGAATTGAGCGGCATAACCTGAATCTGAGGCAGCACCTGGCACGGCTGGGACGGAAGTCGCTGTCGTTCTCAAAATCGGTGGAGCTGCATGACAAAGTCATCGGGCATTATCTGAACATAAAACACTATCAATAAGTTGGAGTCATTACCATCGCTTTAAACAACGTCGATTTTCCGGAACCGTTTACCCCAACCAGAGCGGCAATAGATCCACTTGGTACTGTGAAGAATGCATCGCGCAGTGCTGTGTGCCCGTTACGCCAGGTGACAGTAACATCATTAACGACAATGCCCGCAGATTGCATCAT